CTCCTTTTGTATTGTTAATATAACTTGTTAGTGTTTGATGGTCAAGCAGCATTTGTCTGCGATTCGTAAAGTCTGATAGCTCGCATCAAAGCTAGCTCTTTCATTTTAGCCTCAATCATGCAGTCGTATCGAACGCCGTGATTGTTAGGCAAAAGATTGATGTAGTCCGAATGAGCTTGTGGCTTGATCTTTGGATTCTTCTGCTCAATCGAACGACTCTCAGAGTAATGGACGACAGGCTTGATGTTACCCCAAGTACTAGCTGCCATTTGCAACGCTTCTGCTTCGGGCATTCCGCCGTCGTGTAGACTGTGGTGATGGTAATCGAAAACGATTGGAATGTTGATCTTACTACTGATCATTTGACTGAGATCACTGGTAGAGAACAAGGAAGGCTTATCATCATTTTCGACGGTCAAACGGGTCTTTACCGCGTCTGAGAGGAGTTCGAAGTTACGACAGAATGATTCAGCAGCCTTAGCCTTGTCGCCGTAGGTCGCTCCAACATGAATGTTGATCTTTGACCACGGAGTACGGGGCATAAGAAGCTTGTCCTGAACCCAGCCATGAATCTCCAAATCCCGAACGGTTTGTCGAATAACGCGCTCGTCAGACGAAGCCAGCTTATTGAAAGGACCGGGATGAGAGGTCAAACGGATGTTACTAGCGTTTGCGTATTGACCAGCCTTGGTCATCCACGAAACAATCTCGTCATGATCGGGAAGTTGCTCAAACTGATACTCCGAAGCCCAAGGGAAAATGTCCGAGGACAAGCGGTAAAAGTAAATGAAGTTCTGCTTGTTCCAAACAAGGATCTTGTACAGATCCTTGACGTTTTGCAGAGCTAGCTCGGAAGCATACCTTAGACCACGGCGTTCAAATGTAGACTTGATCATTGTCCGATTTGTTGTAATCGGTTCTGTCTTCTTTGGCTTTCCACCGTACAAAACTGGTTGCGAAAGCTGCATGTTGATACATGCATACCCATAGTTGATTTCCTTGATCACTCGTCCTCCTTACCTTACTATTATAGCGCGGTAGAGAGAGAATGGCAAGTCAACAGATCGTCAAGCGTCTCGGTTCTTCTTGTGCCACTTAAACGAAGCTTCGTTGTCGGTCACTGGACCACCAGCGGCCCAAGTAGTACAAGTCCTACGAGAATGGCACTTAAAATGGTGCATCCAGCAATAACCGAACTCTCCCGGTCCTTTGATCTGTTCGTCTACAACAGTCATGCATTTCTTCATTCTTGGAGAGGTATCAAAAGCAACACAGTTTCCACAAAGTGACTTCTTCGCCTCTTCTGGAGTTGCATCCCATTTATCTGCTACTTTCTTCCAATAATCTTCGTTTGGTTCGCTAGGATTCAGCGGACCATAGTGGTATTCTTCGATTGTAGCATCGCGATTATCTGTATTTAGTTTTAGGTCTTGTGTAGCTTTCGGGCATGGAAACAGACTACCCATAGTGATTTTGATCATTTTGTACCTCTCTATAAGTAGTCTGTTTGGCATAGTAAAGTAAATAGGCTATGAAGCGAGACACTTCCAGTATTTATCGATACGTCCGCGAGTCGAGAAACCCCATTCATCATTGTAATCTGGCTTGACTAGATAAGGCTTGTTTACCTCTAGACGATCACCCATGTCCATGCTAATGCCCCAGCAACGGATTGTCAAGATAGCAGAGTTGGAATCTACAACTTCTACTTGGAAGTATTCCTTACCATTGGCTGTACGTTTAGCGATAACCTTGCGAGGAATACACCAAGTTAGCTGCAATGCTGGCTCAAACTCAGAAATCGGTGGAATCATCTTCTCTTCTAGCATTTCTAGTGTCTTATTAGACACAACCTTGGAGATTGGGAACTCACCGGTTAGTTCAGTAAGGAACTGAATCTCTTCTTCCGGCGTGAAGTCTCCTTCCGGTGCATAAAGAGCGATGTTCTCTTCCAAGTTCTTTGGCTTCCTAGGGCGATCAACCGCAATCGAAGACCAAAAATGCTTCTTACCCGTGAATCGACTATCAACTAGCGTGTTCATGGCACCAGAACGTACCAGAACATCCAAAGTCTTCTTATTTAGCTTCGAATAACGCATGTTTTCGTTGAAAAGAAACTCTTCGACTGTCCTAAAAGGTCGTCCCTTAAAGATTTCATCGATTGCCGACTCTCCAAGACCCTTGATAGAAGTCAAAGGCTGGATAAGACTAGAACTATCATCAGAAATCTCCCAATAAACACCGGATGTATTGATGTTTAGTGGTTCAATACCATACCCGAAAGACTTAGCAATCGAAATAGCCTTCTCCTTTTTGGTTTCTGGCTCTTTGTCGAGGAATGCAGCAAGCCATTCAGCCTCAAAGTAAGTCAAAAGCCAAGCACATTGGTAAGAAATGATTGAGTAGCAGACAGCGTGAGACTTATTGAAGCCATAACCAGAGAAGAACTTGAACTTTTCCCACAGGTCATTAGCAGCCTTGCTTGTCATACCCTTCTCGACACAACCCTCAATGAAGCGGTCATAAAGAGACTGAAGAACCTTATCAGTCTTACCAGTACCCTTCTTGGTTAGAACCTTACGGAGACTGTTACCTTCGTCAAGAGTGATGTTCTTACCAAGCTTGTGAGCCAGCAATGCAATCTGCTCTTGGAAGATTAGGAATCCATACGTTTCTTGGGTAATGTTCTTGTATTCAGCATTTGGATAATCGATTAGAAGTGGTGCTTCCTTGGCATCGATGTAATCCTTATCAACTCCTGCCGACAATGGACCGGGACGGTAGATAGAAGTAATGGCAGAAAGATCGATGATGTTCTCTGGTCTTGCTTGCTTACAGAGCTTTTGAACTCCATTCTCTGTAAACTGGAATACACCAGCCCACTTGCCATTCTGGAATACATTCTTGTATACCTTCTTATCGTTCAAGTCCAAAACGTCAGGATGCAGCCTCTCATCGTAGTACTTACGAATGTCTGCGTATGTTGGGTTCTTGACTCCATGATGCCTCTTCAAGATGTGACGGATTGCACCCTCAATCATTCGAAGAGTTGAAAGACCAAGAATGTCGAACTTGATGAATCCCAAAGGTTCAAGGTGGCGAACGTTTTGTCCTTCCGACCAAGGGGTTTGGCGAACATTCTTAGAGGAGATAAGAGGCATGTACTTGTCCAAATCCTCTGCGACAACAACGCCGCCAGCATGACGAGAACAAGAACGAACTTGACCATACAAAGCATCGATGTGATTTGCAACATCAGGGTACTTTGACAAGAATGCTTGCAATGTTGGCGAATACTCCTTTACTTCTTCAAAAGTAGGAGTGTAAACACCAGCCTTCATACCAAGCTTCTGCTTTGCAATCGGAGTTGCTTCTGCCATCATTCGACCAGTGACCTTATTGACCTCTGTGAACGGAATGTTGTAAAGCTTGGAAATGTCCTTGATAAGAGACTTTAGTTGAAGTGTGTTCCAGTTTGAGATTGGAACAACCGTATTGTCTCCCCACTTTCCAATCAAGACATCCTTGATAACCATTGGATCAGCAACGTCAAAGTCAATGTCGGGATAATCTGTTGCGTCTGCACGGAGAAAGCGTGAGAATAGCAAATCATACTTGATTGGATCAACTTGCGTGATTTCCAAAGCGTAAGCGACCAGCGAACCAGCAGCAGAACCGCGACCGGGACCAGTAAGCATGTGTTCGTTAGAAATAGCAGCAATCTGATTCATTGTGAGGAAGTACTTGGAGAATCCACGATCTGCGATAACAGACAACTCATAACGGAGCCTTTCAACGTATTCCGCATTGGTATGAAGATTCTTCTTGCGAAGTCCTTCCATAGAGAACTTTTCCAAGGCAGTATCAGCAGTCTCGCCAGCAGGAACAACGAAGTCAGGAAGTCGAACAGTTGTATCCGGTTCGAACCTTTCGATGCGGTTCATTGCAATGTTGTGAGTTTCAGTGATAGAGTTCAGAACAAGATCATCATCGTATTCTACACCACATAGCTCAGAATACTTCTTGTAAGAAGCCCACATTTGGTCGCCATTCTTTGGGTATAGCTCATAGCCAATCTCATCGACATTTGCAGGTAGTTCGCTCTCATTTGCCCAATCAGGACGACCCGTTCCAAGCCAGCCAAGACGCTTGTAAAGCTCACGATCCTTCCAAGCAGTTGGGTTAGGATAGTGCGAATCAGCCGTAGAAACAAGCTTGATTCCGAACTCTTGTTGGATTTGGATTACATACTGATTCAGAAGATGCTGCTCGGGAATGTTGTTCCATTGCAGTTCACCATACCACCGATCTCCAAAAATGGAAACCATGTTTCGGGTGACTTCTCGCATAGCCTCTAGAACAGCCTCAGAGCCTTTCTCGCGATTCTCCCAAAAGCACCCAGCGTAGACCCCACCCAAGCACGCCGACGACGCAATAAGCCCCTCAGAGTGTTCACGGAGCATGTCATAATCGACGCGAGGATAGCGGTAGTAGTTCTCTTCGCGGTAGGAATCAGAAACCAGTTTGAACAGATTGTTCAGACCGGTTTGGTTTTGAGCGAGCAACACCAAATGCCGACGACGAGAAAGAATGCTGTTCGAAGCTTTCTTCGTTTCTGCTTCGTTTTCGATTGTCGTGCCGGAAGTCTCATCTTCTGCAACCTTGGAAGCTTCCTTCTTATCTTCCATAGTCTTGTCGTATTCCTTGCGCCATTCCTTGATAGAAGGCACAAAGTAGGCTTCACAGCCAAAGATTGGCTTGAAGTCCTTGCCATTCTCATTCATCTTTCGGGCGTGCAGAACTTGCCACGAAAATCCGTTCATATTTCCGTGGTCCGTCAAAGCCAACGCATTCATGCCGTTGGAATAAGCAAAGTCCATGTGGTCTTGTGGGTATCCAAGACCATCGAAGATGGAGCCTGCTACGCTGTGGGCATGAAGCCCAACAAACGGAATGTTACTTTCAACGCGATCAGACATTCACACCTCCTTCGGTATCGGGAATGACTTCATCAATATAGCGACAAACCTTCTTATACTCTTCTGTGTTCGGGAAATAGAACTCGCGAGCATAATACTTATACGCTGACTTCTCAATCTTAGTATAAACACCAAGCCCTGTCAAGTGGCTGACCATTCCTTTACACCATTCGTGAACAACCTTGCGAGTTGTGCTGGTAAGCTTGATCGGGCATTTACCGGCAGGAATAATGAGAGTGTACTTTACAGCACCCTTCTCGACCTTGACGGGCTTTTCGGTATTTTCCGTCTTTGGCTTTCTTGCACGACGCTTCGGGGTTTCATCCGTCGTCGTCTGTTGGGTCTTCTTCGTCCGTGGCATCTTGTAAATCCTCCGCTATTGGGTTCCATTCGTGGTACGAAATAAAAATCTTACCGGGAAACTTGATTTGTTGTGAGACTGAATCACCGAGGTAAATCTTATACCATTCCCATGAATCAATCTGACGGAACCAATCCAACTCTAAAGTGTTTTCTGGTTCCAGTTCATTTCCGCTGTACAATATATCCAAGTCCACTTCATCTGTAAAGACTGATTTACAATCCTCTAACAGTTGTCCAGAAATCATGGAGTTCTCGAAAAACCTAAAGTTTTCTAAGAAAGATTCCAAGTCCGATTGACCAAAGCTAAAAGGTAGGTGGTAGTTGTCCTTTACTGATTTGCCTCCAGAAGTAAAGAACAAGTTTGGTTTTGTTGCGTTTGACAGGATTTGTCTGTGTTTCCTGACTGCTTGGTGAGCGTAGATACCGAAAGGGAAGCTAACAAAGAACCTATTCGGTTTGGTCCAGCTACTAATCTGACCGCAAATCTTGCTAGCAGTCATTGCTCCTTGGATAATCGACCAAGGAAGGCAGTTTTCCTTATGCTTGTCTTCTACTTTGATTGGAACATAGTAGATCGGTATAAGCTTACGCCATTGATCTGGCTGGCGAGAAAGCTTTTTGGCTCCAATCGAAGTTGGATCGTAGGTGAAATCACCCATTCGACGGCGTATCAATGGAGTTGCGCTTTGTTCACACACAACCCAGATTGTTTCACAACCGGCCCATGCTGCTTGATGGACGGCATACTCAACAGCGAAATAGTTAGGGGCTACCGGGATAAGAGCGTCTGACCACGGTAGATTGTATCCTGTTGGTCTAGAAGCTACTGGAACTATCCCTGCCAGATGAAAAGAGTTCGACATAGTACTTCTTCGGTTTGATTGATAGTTCTTGATAAGTATCAAGTATTTGCTGTGGTTTCTCTAGTTTGTAAACCACGTTTGTTCCTGATGATTCTGCTAGCTCGTACTGATAATAGATGTCTCTACCAGCATGTTCAAGCACGATTGTCTTAGTGATGATTTCTTCTTTCAGAAGTCTTCTAAGTTTGATTCTACTGATTGTTTCAGTATAATCATCAGAGAGAATCTGGTCCTGCGTTAGATAGGATCTTACAACACAATCCTTTCTATCTTGATAAGATGATCTTTTTGATTTATAGAACCAGACTTCACTTATAAATGGATCGTCATAGGAAAGATACGTTTTATCGTGTTTTGATCCATGACGAACGTTGAACCAGTCTATAACTGTATGTTTAGTATCAGATAGATTCGGAGTATTTGTGATGCCAGATACTTGTTCTGCATCAAATACGATTAGATTGCTAAACTGAGCTTTGACCATTCTAGAAAACTCAGTTGTTAGCTTAAGCAAGTTATCGTCTTCGACTCGGATCGAACGAATCAAATCAGAGCCGAAGACTTTACCTTGAAGAGATTGATAGAACATAAGCTTTTCCCACAAGAAAATCTGTGGTATCTTGACTTTGTTCTGGAATCCAAAATGCTCTGGATTTCTGATTACCACATCATCAAAGATGAACGGTGGTTTTGGTTGTGTAAACAGTATTGGTAAGTTGTTGTAATAGGAATACAACAAACTGGAGAGACATCCGCCTATAACCAGTTTCTCATGATTATAAAGATGCCTCTCTAATCTCATCCTTTTCCTTGTCCGCGATAACGCTTACGGTATCCCTTTGGAACTGTACCGTTAGAACCTAGTCTCTTGAACTTGGAATGCTTTCCATTTCCAATAGTGGTCTTTTTCTTCGTTGGTTGGTAATCTTTACCATTACGTCGTCCTGCTGTCACTCTTCAACTCCTAATGTTTTTTTGAGTGTTCCCTCTGCTCTCAGTCTATCAAGATCTGAGAAGCCTCCAATAAATCTATCATCTACCCAAACTTGTGGGACGGTACTACAGTTAGACAAAGCTTTTAGCGTAGCCCAAGTAGTGTCGTCACCCGTAATGTCAACCGAAAGGAAAGTGAACCCTTCCGATACTAGTAACTCAACTGCTTTTTTGCACCAAGGGCAGTAACTTGCTGTGTATACTCTAATCATTTATCACCAATCATTGTATGTGTCTTCCATTCTTTCTTTGTCTACTTCTAGTTGTGCTTCTTTGATCATCTTAATCACAAGATCCAGCATAGTTCTATCACTATAAGACGTTGTACTCCACATCAAATAAGTCTGAAACTCTAGAAGTTGCTTATACGACATGTGTATTGTGTATTTCTTATCCATCTATACATCCTTTTATAACACAAAATACAGCGACTATCAACGAAATAATCATAAATCTGTAATAATGCTTGTCGTCGTTAGTCATTTTTAATCCCAAGTTATCTTGATTAACCCAGTAAGACATTCGGGGCAAGAGACTTTATCTGTGTAATCGCCAGAATCTACTTGCCAGCGTTCTACCGAATGTCCGTGTCCGCACTCGCTACACTGTAGCCACCCTGTTCTGCCGAGGTCAAAAGCACCGCAATCACATCTATGCCAATCTTGGTGCCAAGAACAAGTTGGCGTATGTTCGTTCATTCTCGGTTCTTCCTAAACGCTCCGACCGCTTCCGGCCAAAGGTCAGTTGCGATTTCCAAGCACGCTTCGGCAACCTTTTGGATTTCCCACTGTGCGCCTTCGTGAGTTCGTAGGTCAATAAACTTTAGCAAGTTAGACAAGTTTACAGTCCCGTAATACTCTGTGTAAAGGTTCTGTGGTAAGACGCCTCTTGCTTGTTCGCGACAAACGCCTGCTTCCATAAGATCGTTGTAGAACTTGACTGCTTTTTGGTTCCAGTCTTTCATTACTGCTGACGCATCACCTTGGAAACCAGCGTTGTTGTAAGGAACTGGAACCATAGGATTGATTAGGTCTTCTACATTTGATGCTTGTCTGTTTGACTTGTGTTGTGTTCTGAACTCTTGTGGTTCGTAGAACGCAAGGTTTTCGTCAGTATAGCGTCGTGAAATCTCGTTGTAAGACCAAGTGCGATGTCGGTGATGTTGCGAGCGCACAAAAAGAGGAACGACAAACCTGAAAGTAACAACGTTATGCTCAAAAGTAGAGGTGTGCTTATGATCAACAAGATAGCGAATAAGCTTTTTGTCTCTTTCGTCCAGTTCATCTTTTGTCTTTCCAAATGAAACGCGGGCAGAGTTTACGATTGTAAGATCGGTGCCCATATGATCTACATATTCTACTTTTCCGATACCGTCGCTATAAAGCTCGATACTGTTATTATACACCGTATTCATTGATAATCCTTAGTCCTTCTACAATAGCTTCTATTCTGTTTTCTTTTACCGGATAAGTATTGATTTCCTTATACCGAAATGGAACGATAAGCTCAAAGGCTTCCGGCCATTCTACCATGTTATCTACAAATCCGAAAAGTGGGTGAATAAAGAAACCCGACTCTGCTAGTATATCATGTTCCAGTATTCCAAGTGTAGCTGGATCTGTCAAGACAGGGTAAAGATCTGTTCGACCTTCTAGCCGTCTAGCTGTCTCTTCATCGGAAACCCTATGAACGTATCCGGTTGTTCCCGGACCATAAGAAGGGCTAACGTATAGCATTCCCGGCTTCCAAGTGAAAGACTTAAGAGGAACTATTTCCCTTCCTAATGCTTCCACTAAATCTAGATCAACTTCATACTTCATCATCGCTCCCTGCGTATCTTGATGGTCGTTTCATTCTTTCTAAATCTTTTTCGTGGCATGAGGTACAAAGATTTCGAATCCAGCCTGTAGTCCGAACTGTGGCTGGCACGCCACAATATTCACACGTTTTGTAACTCATCATAGATGCCAGTGAGATAGCACCTTGTATTTCTTTGTTGCCACCAATGATGTATGCGCGAAGACCTCCGAACTTTTCTTTCACTTGTTCGAACTGTACAGGAGGTGCTTTGTTGTACTTGACCTCCATACTAATGTATTCACATAACGTATCAAGTAGATCATACCAGCCGTCGCCTGTCTCAATACCCCAACACATGCAAGTCTGACTCATCGGAAGTGAGCGACGAGCAAATAAATCAGGGTACTTCTCAAAGAGTTGTTGTTGTAGCTCTTCTCTCATCTTTTTGTTCCTCTAGATGTTCGATACAGCGTTGAAGATACCACGCCGCCTTCTTTAGATCTTCTAACACTCTGTCATGCTTCTTGCCAGCCCTTGAGATGTATTTGACAACATTCCCAAGATGGAATCCAAGCTTCCAAGCTTCTATGACTTTGATAGCCTCATACAAGTTATCTGCTCCACCGTAATGCGAAGGATGATTTACAATGTCAGCCATCATTCAACCCACGAAGCAATAACTTGGTTCTCAGGGATAAAATGGTATTCATCCCCGCGAATCTCGACAGTCTCCATTAGATGGGTTGGGAATACAACCTTTGCTCCAACTTCGATAGTTGTAGTGCAATCAACAGCAAGGCTTCGCACTTGCGCGATTGTATGTTCTCTAAGAACTTCCTTAGAACTCTTAAAGTCTTCAGGCAGAAGAATCAAGGGAGTCTGCTCTTCCAAGCCGGGAAGTGCATTCTCGACAGTCACAAAGATTCTCTTATTATGCGGCTCAATCGTAGTCATCAATACTCCATAAACTTGTTTGATTCGATTGCTCTTTCGTGTAATCGGTACTTGTCCGTAGGCATAAACTCATCATGCAAACGCTTACAACGCTTACAGATAAATCGAACGCATACGTTATTACCACGCATTGCTTGGATATGACTCGTTGCCACCCAAGTATGCTTTTGCTTGCCCGTTGCAGATGCAGGGCAATCTTCTATTTGTTTGTCATTATCAAGAAGATAGTTGAGCTTCATTTCGCCCTCCAACATTTACATTATAACCGTTGGGGGTAAGCGCGTCAACTATCTTCGATAAAAAATCTTAGACTTTAGCTCTTTGCTGAATAAGGTAGATGAAAGTCTCAATATCGTTAGCATGAGCGGCGAGCATGTCATTCACGCCAAGAGGAAGTTCACCAGCTTCTTCTAGTTGGTCGAAAACATCGGTCATTAGCTGGTGATGGTCTTTGAGCATTTGTAGGCCAGTTTGTACAATAACTTCTGCATTCGCGTTAGCAGGGCTTTCATATGATTGGATTACTTCCATAGCCTTCTTAGTATTGCAAGAAGGGCAACCCATCATTTCATCGCCGCTATTACCAATAGCCTTCTCAACGGCTTCGTCATACTGTCCTTCTAAGGCACCGTAAATCTCGCCAAATAGATTTGGATGATCGCCAGAAAAACCAACACCCTTTGCCACATTGTGCGCGCCGTGGAACCAAAGTTGATTACCACGAATAGAGCCAATGTATTGGCCCATTAGATCCCTGAATAGTGAAGAAGCTTGTGGTTGTTTAGAGAGAACTACTGCTACTTCTTCTAGGATAATCTTCTTTAGTTGGGCTTTTGTAAGTTTCATTTATTTCCCCTTAACACAAATAAATAGTCCTTCCTGCCCAAAATAGACAGAAAGGACACATTATCACTTGATCTCGCAGGCACCACCGGCACAAGCGGCCTGATCTGTAAGATTAGTGTTGTCATCTACTTCATGAACATAGTTGAGGTCGATTGACTTTAGAGCCTCAAATAGTTTGTTGTAGGTTTCATCATCACAATCTTCGTAAGGTGCTTGCTTGTAGGTGTGTTCAAACGCTGGAAGAACCGAAAGACCGTTGTAGAATGCTCTGTTTTGCCACATCCACTCACCAACTGTATCCCATTCATCATTCTTGATTGAGACAGTAGCAGAGACATTATGGGTGTTTTGTCCCTTGCGGTGTCCTGACTTAATCCAAGTTTGACTTACCTTCTTTACTCTCTCCAAAAGATCAATAGCAGATTCTGTACGAACGATTGAACCTTCTGGTGCCTTTTGTGGTACCGAAATAACAGCGGTGTCGTGTGGGCGGAAGTATTCGTCCTCGATTAGTTCTGGGTGATTCTCTGCAAGGTAGGTGTAGATTGCTTCGTTCTTGCCGACACGGATACGACGAATGTAGGTGTCGTTGTGCCAAGCGTGAATGCCCGAAGAAGTTCCAAGAACAAGTGAAGTTGTACCTGAAGGCTTGACGCAAGTTGTTCTTGCTGCTGGATTGATTCCCAAAAGAGCCGCAACGCGGGCATTTTCTTCTTTTACAACTTGTGCTGCTCTTACCATATCAAGATCAAGAACCTTTCCAGAAGCAATACCAGTCATTCCAACACCGATTAGAGCGTCCTTCTCGGTTGTTCTCTGCCAAACTGGACGGAGATAGTGGAAGTCTGTGTAAGATGCTTGTAGAGTGCCAATAAACGCTGCTGCGCGGACTCTTGCTTCATAGTCTTCTTGTGTTTCTACATCGCTTACATTTACTTCTGTAAGATTGCAGAACTGGTAAGGGCGAAGGGCGATTTCACAACAAGGGTTTGTTCCCCAATCTTTATCGTTGTTTAGATAAATACCGGGTTCTCCTGAACCGCTTTCACGAATGCGGGTCCAAAGATCCATAAAGTATTCTTTCTCAACCTTGTGGCGAAGAAGAACGGCAGAGTTGTTAGCACGACCGCGCTGTGGGTTTGTTTCCCACCAGTTTCCTGCCTTACAAGCAATCATTTCGTCGTCGTCAGCAGAGAATAGCGAAATCAAAGCAGCGCGGCGAATACCACCAGCAAGCACGGCATCTGCGATGTGACACATAATGTCGTGGCATTCAATAGGAGTTAGCTTATCGCCGTCCTTCTTTGTGTTCAGCATTCCGTCAATCTTCACCAAACACTCAACGAGAGGTTGTGGTCCCGGTGCTTTGCCGCCTGATGTGACCAAACGGGCACCCTTGGGGCGAATGTCCGAGAAGTCAAAGCGAATACGGCTTGTTCCCCTGAAGTAAGATTGTAGAAGCACGCGAACAGCATCGGCCCAACCTTCAATCGAATCTCCAACAAGGAATCGCTTCTCGCGACCGGATGGAATCCGAATCTCTGGTAGTTTCTCAACGTGATGCTTCTGAACCGAGAAGCCTACGCCGGTTCCGCCAAGAAGCAAGAACATTGCTTCCGAGAAAGAACGTAGATCGTCAATAGGCATAAATGCACAGTTGAAGATTCGGTTTGGGGCAATCTCGATTGGCTTGCCACCAAACTGCATTGAACGCATTGAAGGTAATACTTGACGACTGAAAACATACTTGTATGCTTCCCTTATCTCTGATTCAAGATGTGGGTACTTCTTGATGTGCATTTCCATATTGCGTTCCGTGATTTCCTCATAAGATTCACGGCGGTATTCTTCCGGTAGATACCTTGCGTATTTCATATGGACTGTAATGTCCGACAAAATCCTAGTTGCTAGATTCATTTTCTGTATTCTCCGTTGTGTTTGCTCTAATAGATTGTCTAAACTTCTTGTACTTGTCTTTGAGGCGTTGAGCTTGATCTTTAGCTGTCAAGTTTGTTGTTTGACCCAGCGACAAGGGATCTTGATTTGTATTTGGTACCTTCATCTTGATACTCACATTCCTAGTACTCATGTCAATAGGGAATACGATACCATCCGGTCCAAACCGATTCTTAGCAACAAAGATCCTGCCTGTATTGTTCTGCTTGTCTTCAATCGTTCTTGATACTGTAAAGATGAAATCAGCAACAAAGCATTTCGAAAAAGCTTCTGAGATTGATTCCATTGTGATTACTTCGGCATTCAAGCCAGACCGATTGGTCTGTGAAGCAGTCCAAATAGGACATTGGAACTGTTGTGCTAGTCCTCTTAGTCCCTCGTAGATTGATTCTAACTCGTTCCTCTTTTCCTTGTCTCTAGTGACCGGCTTTAACAAGTCGCCATAGTCAACCACCACCATGTCCACTTTTGTTCCCTTTGCACGCAACCTTTCAAGGTGTGATTGCAAAGTATTTACGCTAGCCGTTTTGGTGGGGTATTCTTTGATAATTAGTGCGCCGGGGACTTGCTCGACCGATTCACGAATGATTTCTTTGTGGTTCATCAACTCGCTTAGTGGAAGCTCGGTAATGCAGCTATCGTACCTTTGCGCGATAACGGTGTCTGATAGCTCTAGGGTGTAGTGAACTACTGTCTTGCCTTGCTTGACCGCTTGCGCTCCCAAATGCACCAATACCATTGATTTACCGGCACCCGTAGGGGCGATTACGACTCCTAGCTCTCCGTTACCAATACCGCCGCCCGTGATTTGGTCAATCTCGTTCCAAGTAGTTGGGATTGGATCTCGGGCCTTTAGTTCGAACCGACGTTCGAAATCCTTTAGGTAATCATAACCAAAGTCATTCGAAGAACCAAGCTTTACAGCATCTGTAATCAACTTGGTGATTTCATCGAACGAAGCTGTGTTGATTAGCTTTGCCGACTTGATCATGACTTCTTTTAGCTTTTGCTTACGGCAAAAGTCTAGAGAAGTATCCTTGATAAAACCAGACTCTTCTACTTCTTCTCTAGCGAAAACCCGAGCGACGAAATCAACGACTTGTCGCTTTGTTGCATCATTCTCGTCATTCAGACCTGATTTGATGATTGTAACCATAGTCTTGCGACTAGGATGAATCTTGTAGTTCTTTCGATGTTCGACAATCTTCTCGACAAACACACGAAGATACTTGAGTTCCAAGAAGTTTGGGTCAAATACTTCCAGTAGTTGATCTGCGAAAGGTCGATCATCGAGGATTAGACTACATAGGTCTTCTTGGAAAGACTTGCCGTACTGTGCAAAGTTGACCGGCTTCTGTTCCAACATTAGTGTACCTCTTTATTTTCGAGTATAATCATAACCCTTTCACGCTTGCCCGTCAAGCGTTTTGCTATTGCTTGACACAATGCGTCGAAGGCTAACAGTGATGTCCGACCAATCAAATGCTGCGAAGCCGTTCTTTAGAGAAAGAGACTTTAGATTCGTAAGGTTTAGATCAAACCCAAAGTTATTCAGAGCGTAGTTGATCTTCTCACGACCTTGGACCGAGATAGAAGGAGGAGAAAGATTCATCATCTTGTAGTTGTCTTGGACAATGCTGAAGTTCCTAGCAATGGTATCGTATGCACTAGACTGCTTTAGATTTTCATTGCAGTATTCCAATACCTCGCGAAGATAGAAGCCCTTGGTTTCCTTCAAGAAAGGAAAACGCTTGGCAATCGTCGCAAGACCAACACCACCAACACCGGGAAGATTATCAGACTTGTCACCAGCAATGGCACGGGCGATTGCAAAGTTCTCAGGAGCAATACCATACTCTTCGATAACATTCTTGCTAGTGTGAATCTGCTTTTGGATTGGACGATACAGGATAGTCTCTTCGTCTAGAAGTTGCAAGAAGTCCTTATCAGAAGAAACAATAATCCTCTGCCACCCATCATACTTAGAGTGTGAACAAACATAAGAAATCAAATCATCTGCTTCCACATTATCCAGCATAAGCTGAATGATGGGCATCTCGTTAATAACTTCCAAAAGAAGAGAGTGCTGCCAGACTTGGTTCTCTTTCTTGCTTTGCTCGCTCATACCTTCCACTTCGTAGTTGGTACGAATAGGCTTACGACCAGCCTTGTATTCCTTAATGATCTCACGACGCTTCTGAGAGCCGCCGGGGCCATCCCAGCAAATAACCACTTGGGTAGGCTTCATTTCCCTCATTAGCTTGTTTAGAGAGCCAAGGAAGCCTACAACACCGCCAATAGGATTACCATTGGTGGAAATAGCGGGATTGACAATGTATCCACGAAGATACATGTTCAGCCCGTCAATAATCATAACTCGCTTATTATTGTCAGTCGCCATTGTTTGCCTCCTTCTTCGGCTTAGGCTGTCTCGTTTGGTAAAACAAATCTTCATCGGTCAAACCATTGCTGAGCTTGATGCTGGCAACATGCTCATCGTCAACGGTATAAACCACCTTCTTGATCCCAACATGCTCCATGACTCGGAGACACATTGGACACGGCTTCGAAAGCCGAAACTCATTCCTCTTTCCGACGCGGGCAACGTACATAACAGCCCCATCGGTAACATCGCGAGCAATGCCAAGAACAGCGCCGACTTCGGCGTGTTGCGTAGCATGACCGCAGTTATGATTGCGAAAACGATTCGCCCACCAAACAGATCGCAAATCATTGCAAGACGTATTGATGATAGAACCGCCCTTAACAAGAACGGCTCCGTGGCGATAATCCGGGGAATCTGAGCAAGTCGCAATCTTCTTGGCCAGTTCCAAATACCTGCGCTGTCGCTTCGTCAAACTCATGAACCCCTCATACGTTTATAATATATCGTATGAGGGGCCGAGCGTCCAGCAGAACTTTGTCAAGCGAATGTCAGTCTAGCTCGTCGTCCGCTGAGTCTACGTCAAAGTAATCTTCTGCATTACCTTCGCGAGTCTCAAACTTCACAATGATCTCTTCATCCATCAACTGCAAAACTCTTTCCCTGAATCTATCAGACTCTAGCTTCTCTTTCCAGTTAGCTGCTTGGAACTTTTCTTTGGTTCCATCTTCATAGACCAGCGAGAACCAAGCTCCTGCCTGTTCAAGATGTTTAGAAGACTTAACTGCATTGAACCAGCTTTCTTCGTCTTGGACCTTTGCGAGTCCTCCTGCCCAAATAATCTTGAATGTACATTCACGATTGAGAGAGCCGAAACGTGACTTCTTGATCTTAGCCTTGACTTCCGAACCGATTGGATAACCACGTTCATCAAGAATGTAGCTGTCCTTTGCCTTACGACCAGTTAGCCAAATACGCAGCGAGTATGCATACGCTGGTGCCTTGCCACCGGGAGTAAAATAAGGCTCTGTCAGAAGTTCTGCCCTATTAGAAGTAATATTAGTCTTAAGCTGATTGAGGATCAACAGTGTAGACTTGGTATTAGCGATAGGGATTGTTAGCTTAGAAAAAGCTCTTGACAAGATTCTTGGCTTCATAGCCATTGAGGACATTGGATCAAACGAACCTTCTACGTCTGCTGCTGCTGGCGTATTAGCTAGTGAGTCCCAAATAAAAAACATAGAACCGTTGTTAGCGGTCAGTAGTTCTTCGATTGTCTCCAGAACCAGTTCTGTTGTTGTTGCTTGGATGTATAGAAGTTTATTTAGATCACAACCTGTTGCTTCTAGAAACTCTGGATCTACTGCTGATTCTGAATCAAAGTAGACTACATCCATTCCTTTTGCCATTGCGTTTGCTGCGATTTGTGCAGCCATGTATGATTTACCGGTACCTTCTAAACCGGCGATTTCTGTAATCTTTCCTACGGGGATACCAGCAAGCTTACCACGGCAAATAATAGAATCCAACCAGCGTGCGCCAGTTGGAACCCAATCAGTTACCTCAGTTGGATTTTCCTTCGTTAGATCATGAGCAATCTCTTGTCCATATTTCTTATTGACAAGGTTTCTCATTTCTGCGATGGATAGCTTGCCCGGTTTACTTTCAGTCTTACGGGCCATTACAACTCCATTTAGTTTATTGTAAATGCGTGTGATTTAGCGTGATTCTTACCAACAACATAGATTGTATTTGTTTCTTCTTCGACTTGGACTAAACCAATCCTAGATTCAGAACCATAAGCATTCACAAATGGCATAGCAGCCCAAGCTACTATTAAAACAAATACAGCCCAAAGGGTGTAGTTAATATCAAACTGATACAAACGCTCGTCTTCTTCTTTCATACCCGTACTCCGAAACCGGAGAGCCGTAGCTCTCCGGTCGAGTATAAGTAGTTTTTATCACTTACTAGCGGCACTAATCTCACGGAAAACTGAGTTCAAAAGATCATCGTCCGAGCTAGTATTAGCGTTGTACTTCTGAACTTCTGGACCTGCACCATTTTGGTCACTTAGGAACTCATCAAGAAGATTAGTGATTTGTTGCGCGGTCAAACGCTCAAACAACGAATCGAATGACGGCATTGACTCTAGGAGTTCGGCGCAACGAGTTGAACCACCGATTGCCTTGGAGCAAAGCACAGAGGTCTTGCGACGAGGAGCAACGTCAGTCTCAGCGAACATACGACCGGTCTTGGTGGAGTACGAGATTGTCAAATCGGTACCCTCTTCGGTATCGGTGATATCACCATAGTCTGGATTCAGAACAAGGCTCAATAGCTTCTTGTAAACGGTACCGCCATAACCCCAAACACGGATACCCTTATCTTCCTCACCACGGACCAAAACTGGCGAGAAGTAACGCTCCTTCACGAATAGCGACTTAGCGAGCTTCTTATCTTCATCGTCGTTGTTAGCGACACCATCACGCCAAGTCTGTGAAGCAAACTCACAGATTGGGCATTGCTCACCAAAGTTCTTCTTCAGACACAATACAGTCTTACGCTTACCACCAACCTCTAGGTAGTGGAAATGGAAATCGCGGAATGGATCTCCGTCTGATGGGCAGACAATGCGAATGTCTTGCTCGCCCTCTACTGGCTTCCAAAAAGTCGAAACCTTACTGGACGTATCGCCCTTACTCTCGGTTGCAGAAAGCTTAGCCTTCATCTTGCTGATATCAATAGCCATTTTGTTTTTTCCTTTATGTTAGTTGTGGGTTTTACCCTAAAGTCAATAGGAAGATTTATTCCTATCGCTGCTCTTGCACGAATGAAGTATGTTCCAAGACATACACTAAATCTCTATCATACTTTGTAGGATAGAAACTGAATGAAACGGTTTTGGTTTCCGTTGTGTTAGATTTTACTTCTTCTTTAGCACGCTTCAGTAAGTCGTTCGATTTTGACAACCGTGCCTCACTGATAGCATAAATGTAACTCTCTTCTCTTACGTTGGCAAGGCCGTAGAACATCTTTTTTACATCGTCTTCAAGACTCTTGATTCCGATAGTAGAAATACGATTTGTTTCTGTCGGTTGATCCAAGCTGCCCATAATAGGCGAGTTGTTACGATACACATTGATCATGTGCAAGGTATTAGCAATCAAAACATTGATTTGATCCCAATACCCAATAATAGGTAGTTCGCCAGCGATTTCTTCGACCTTCTGATTGCTGATCAGATAGATCCGCTCAAACTTACCGGATCGTGTGAAATGCTGTAATACATTTGTTACGACCTTCTGATTCAAGGCTTTCTTATGGCTTAACGTAACCGGATCAGCTTCAACGCTGACAATCGTGACATTACGATCCTTGATTCCCTCTAAGATTCGGAGTGACAAAGCGGAGACAAGAGAACCACCGCTCACAATCATTATAACATCATCACTGGTCAAACAGCCATACAATAATGTCAAATCGATGTTAGTTGATTCATAGGCTTCGGGATCGTTATGCTTCTTGATTCGAATGGTCCTTTCTACTTGTTGATCGTGGTCTACACAAACAACATTGTATTGTGGGTATTTTTCGAACTGTGCCGCGATTCTCGATCCGACACCTCCCAAGCCGATAACATTCATAGGTCAATCACCTTTAGATTCTCAAAATCTTTTCCTGCTTTCATTGTGGCAACAAATCCATCCTTACGAACAATCTCCAAGATTTGGAAGATTAGTTTCCGCTCAGACCAATCAAAGTCAATAACAATCGAATCGTGAATCGAGAAAGCCAAATAAGATTTCTTACCTTTCAGGAGATCAAAAATCTCAACAAGCTTTCGACCAACGTAATCAGCCGTCGTGCTTTGAACCAAATACGGAATGGCATGGTCTCTATCACATTCGATAGTTCTGCCAAACGGGTTCTGAACTGCCTTACCATCCCAATGCTCCCTAAGTAAGTAATCACGACTATAGACTTTTTCCAAACGATCATCACGCTTTTCGAAATCGTATAGCCAACCAAACATCATCTTCTTTGCCAGATCTCTATCAGTATCTTTTCCGAATACATTCTGAATGTTCCAATCATGGATGTCGATTGGTG